CCTTTTCGGTGAATTCAAGGATGTATTTCATTGGTCTTCTCTCCATTCTTCGATTTCGGCGATTTCACGGGCTTCGTTGTCCATCCACTGCTCTTCAGCGTCCAAGAGGGCGTTCAGGAGGGAAACTCGAATGTGGGTGTACGACGCTGCGTAGCGGGTGAGTTGAGCAGCGGCGGCTTCGGACGGCATTCCTTCAATCGCATCCTCAATGTCGTGTTCCTTGGCTCGGAGCGCCATGCAGATAAGCGACCATTCCCGGATCGACATTGAGATTTCGATTGGCAGGTTCGGATTCATATCGGATCCCGACATGAAATCAAGTTCAGGGACTTGTTGGTCGGTCATGCGTACTCTCCGTACTTGGCGGCTTCGATGGCCACGTCGATTTGTGCGAGTTGCTGCTGCTGTTCGGCCGTGTGGAACTGAGTCACGAACTTGTCGATGGCGGTGAAATGGGTTTCCAGTGCGTCTTCAGTGATGGCGGCTTCGATGACAGCGAAGATCGCATCGGCCTGATTGTCAAAGAGGCCGAGACCTTTGGGTTTACCGTTAGCCATGGCCCCCCATTTTTCCGTCTCGTAGTGCGCTACATGGCCGACCACTGCGTCATCAATGGTGATCTTGCCACCGGGGGCAAGACCGGCTGCGAATTGGTTGTAGGGGCGGTATGCAAGGTTCATGATGTCCTTTTCCGGGGGGAGTCCCTCTCCCTCCGCACCCGACCGTACTACACCATGGTTAGTGGTGCAAGTCTTTCGATCAAATGCTGATATTCCAGTCATTCGACTGCTTGAACTGAATCGCAGGGACAGCAGGAGGAGCGACATGACCCGGAGGCTCGAAGACGGCCAGCAGGACGGCCTCGGCACGGTCAGGGGAGGTTTGACCCCGGCGTTTCATGTCCGACTTTTTCTCAATTTGGATTCGACCGGCAGAGTCCGACTTGTACATCGGGGTTGACAACTGAGCGATAGCCCGACGGTCAAGGTCTAAACGCATCTCCTGAGCGCCGTCAGGTGCCGGTTGCACCAAGGTTCGGCCGTTCCACCACATTTCGGCTCGTTGATTGTGGAACTTGTCGGGGAAAGCGGATCGTTCGGCGACGTTGACGGCAATGATTTCGGCTTTATGTCGTTTTTCTTCTTTCCAGCGTTGCAGCATTCCGGTGACACCCCAGCCGACACCAATCGCATCGATCTTGACTCGAACCGGCTGTGTTAGTTCCCTTTCGAGGTGGATCTTCTCGGCCTGATGAATGTGTTCAAGGATCTTCCCGGCGACGTCAACAGGGTTGGCGTTCACGGAACCTGATGAGTTGTGCCTGATGGAAACCCGATAGCCGTCAGCCCAAGCGATAACGAATTCGTCTCCACCGTCAGCAGCGACGTCGACTCCGAGCCTGATTCGCATCGATTCGGTCGGTGATTCGTTCTGAGAGGCCGCTTCAGCCCAATCGAAGGGAATGACCTTGTTTGATACTTGGCGTGGGAAACGGGCAAATACACGGGCCTGAACGAACGGGGACTCTTCACCGAATTCGGAGATGACGTCTTCGACCCATTCCCGGTCGACAAGGTGGGTGGCTACCGAATGTTGAGGCACTGAAGGGGGGCAGGCGTGGCAGATCCCGGCGTCTTCGCCAGTGAAGTTCGGGGTATCAAACGCACTGATGGGGATCACGTTGTAGTTGACTGACCCGCAGGCGTTCTCGAACCATGAGCCTTCCAAGTCGGTTGGTGGGTTACCGAGCAACAGCAGTCGGGTGTGAGAGCCGGTCATGAGGGCTTCTAAGGCTTGGCCAATGATCGGTCCGATGCCGCCAGCCTCGTCGACAACGATGAGCAAATGGGGGGCGTGGATGCCCTGCACAGCCGTTTCGTCATAGTCGGAAGGGGAGAAGCCGTAGGAAACGATGTCGTCGTCCAGTTTCCATGTCGTCGTCAGCACTTCACCGGGCAGATTGTGACGGACTGCGACTCGGCGAATGTGAGGCCACAGAATGTTTCGGACTTGGCGGTGTGTAGTGGCCGTGGTGATCGCAATAGCCGTTCCGGGTGCATGGCAAGAGATCCACCATGAGACGGCCCTAGCGGCAATGTGGGACTTACCGGGGGCATGACAGGCGGGTACGGCAGTTCGTTTGTTGTCTCGAACCGATTCAAGGATCTGAGCCTGACGGGACCAAATGGTTTCCCCGAGGCCATCACGGACAAAGCCCACCGGGTCACGGGCATACCGAAACCATGGGTGAGCGAGTTCTTCCTGCAACACAAGATCAAATTCGGCACGTTCACTGGGCGACAGTTTGTGAAGCAATCGCATCCGAGCGGCCGGGGTGGCTCTCAGGAAATCTTCGTAGAGGCTGGTACTAACCGCGGTCATTGCGCTGCTTCAGGACAGCCTGCACCTTTGCTTCTAACTCGGCAGGATCGACAGTTGTGTGGACTTGCACAGGGTTGTTCGCATCGCCTTGGACTTTGATATTGCGTTTGTCAGCCCAGTTCTGAGGAATCCGGTTGTACAGCCATACCTGACAGGCGGTGACGTGTCCGGCGACGGCGGCTTGATACAGGGCGTCTTCGACCATTTCGTTGGCTTCCATCTCCGCTCGGGAAACGGACTCAGCGAACTCGGGGTATTTGTTCATGTGGTCAAGGACGGTTGTGGGATCAATGCCAACGGTTCGGGCCGAGACATGGCGGCGTCCCCCGTTGCGAAGGAGGTTCAGGTATTCCTCTTTTTTGATCGCATCGAACTTTTCTTTGCGTTTTGCCGGTGTTGCAGCCATCGGAATCCTTTCTATGGCACGGGATTTACGGATTCAGCGTTTGAGAACTGTACCCCAGTAGATGATTCTGTCCCTAAGGTAGAACGAGGTTGTGATGACTTTCCAGCCATTTGCCTTAGCCCATTCCATGAGCCATGGCTTGACGATGCGGGGCCAGTAGAGGTTGTTGACGATGCGGCGCTCTTTGATATCTAGGCCGGTGTGCTTGATTCCTGCGGGGTCGGTGTAGATGCCGAGGCGTTGTGCGGGCATTCGGGCTCCGTCGGTGAAGAAACAGACGACGGTGTCACAGGGGTTGCCGTGTTCCATGAAGGCTCGAAACGCATGGTAGGGGTAGTTGAAGGCGTCGAAGTCGGCGATTGCTGTGGGTTCTGTTTGAATGTCGGAGAACGGCCATTCATCACAGTCGAAGACTCGGATATCGGCGTTGGGGAGTCGGGTGCGGGCGATGTCGACTCGGGCTTGTTTGATGTCTGCCCCATAGATTTTGCGGTCTGTGTAGATTTCTGTGGCTATGTCGGCGTCTCCGATGAAGGGGACATAGCAGGCACCGTCAATCGCATGGATCATGAGGCGTTTGCGGAGAAGGATCTTTTTGAACTCTTCGACGTGTTGTTTCTGTACCCCGGCGTTTTGGATGGGTTCGGGGGTGAGGTCTTCGGGTTGATTGGGAATCTTTTTGGTGCGGCGGGTGGTGCCTTTGCCCCATACGGAGGGTCGGGAGCGTTCCAGCCACCATGCAGCGGCTTTCCAGTCATCGGCCATGCCTACCAGTACGGAGGTGACGGCTTTGGTTTCCATGACGGCCATGGCAGCGGTTACGTCGGCGTGGGCGTCGGCGTACAACTTGGGTGGGTTAGGGCCTGAGCCGATTCGCATCCAGTCATCGAATTGGGATGGGGCGATTCCGGCTGCTGCTGCTGCGACGTGAGGGTAAGTTCCTGCACGGATCTGATCGCAGATTCGTTTCACTACGGCTGCTGTTGGTCGTTTCGAAGGTCGACCGGGTACCGAAGTCATTGCTGGGGTGGGTTGTTTGACCAGCGGGCCGGGTAGCGGCGGGCTAGGAAGTCTCGGGCGGCTTGCCAGTTCTCAGAGACATGGTTTTGCCAAAAGGCGACGGCTCGGGACTCGGCGGTTGCTTCAGCGGTGGCTATTTGGGTGACGAGGTGAACGTAAATCGCATTCTTCTCGTTGAGTTTGTTGCCTTCCGAAATGGAATTGATTTCGGTGTTGCCGAGGCGGATCCATTCGTTGTACTGCGGAGTTGCGACTCCACAGGCGATTGCGGCGGTCAAGGGGAAGTTGCCGTCGGTGATCTTTTCGCAGATTTCGTCGATTAGGTCTGAGGTGAGTTCCATCAGGTCACTTTCCCCATCGAAGATCCTTGTACACGGCCTGTTCGGACGTGCCCATGGCTTCGGCGAGTAGTCGGTATGGGATGTTTTGTTCTCTGAGGTCTCGGAGGATGACTCGGCGTTGTTTGCCTAAGTCCACTACGGCGGCTTCGTGCAATCGCATTTGTTTGGTGAGTTCGCTGATCTGAACCAATTCGGTTTCGGTGGCGATCTTTGTTTCTGCCATCTGAGGTTCCTTTCCTAGTGGGGTTAGATACTAACGCCAGTTGACGGCTCGAAAAGCAGGGATCGCCAAACTTTCTTGGGGTTTCGATGGCATTCGGGTCTCATTGAAAGGACGTAGTCGTTTGTGCCTGCGATGTATCCAAGTTTGCGGGCTCGGAGCATGATGGGTCCGAGGGCTCGGGGTTCGTGTGTTGCTTCTTCCCGGTCGACGAGTACAGCCCAAACATCGTCGGTCGTGAACCGGTCTTGGGTCATTGAAAGCCATCCGACTGCTCGAAGGGCTGTGGTCTTCCATTCTTCGTCTGCATTCGCATCGACCCGATTAAGGGCTTCGTCTAATGCTTCGTTGGCTTCAACAAAATCGAAGATGCTTGCTTGCTCGGTCATGCGGGTTCTCCTTGGATTATGAGGACAAGTGAGTTTCGTCCTACTTGTGGTGCATGAAAGGTGATGGTTTTTACGATGTGAGGGCCGTCATCGATGATTACATTCGCATCGATTAGGCCATCGATTGCGGCTTTGACTGCGGGGTTGCAGGCGGCTGTGTCCTGCATTCCCCGACGGTCTTTCAGCCAAGGTTCGGCGGTGATGTCACACCATTTGAGCGGCGGAATTTTTTGTTCGAGTGCCAGCCATGCAAACGCATTCCTCCACTCCTTTGTCTTCTTTGCTCTGTCCCAACGGTTACCGGCACGTTCAGCGTTGGTAGTCCACGGCCGTTCCGGGTATTCAAGAATGAATTGCATCGGGGTCCAATGGGCGAGCGTTTTTGAACGTGTTGATTAGGTCTTGGACATAGTTGCAAGGGCCACACCGGTAAGTCAGGTGGTCTGATGTCCGGGCGTCGTAGTCAAATTTGCTGAGCGGCAGATAGCGCCAGCACTTTGAACAGCGTTTGACGTCAATCGCATTCATCAGAGCCACCCAAATTTGCGGCTACACCCCGGCCAAGCCTTCCAGCCGGATCCGGCGAGGACTCGCTCGGCAATCACGATCTGTTGTTCTCGGCTTGCTTCCCAAGGGTGTGGTGCGAACTCTCCACCCCCGTAGGACAGCCACGTTGAGTACGAGCGTTGGTGCATGAACTGAAGCCCGCCACCGAAACCGTTTCCAGTGTTGGCTGCCCAGTTGCCACCGGTTTCGCATCCGGCCAATTGGTCCCACCTATCTGTAGTGGCTTCAACTGTCACCGGTTCAGTGTTCCGGTATTGCGGAACAGGCTTCGGGGCTTGCGTTGTAGTCGTTGTGTTCAGGAACGAAAGGTCAATCGTCGTGGTAGTTGTTTCAACGACTTGCAGCGTCGTTGTGGTTGTTTCAACGGGAACCGAGTCTCCACCAGCATTTGCTGATAAAGCAATCGCATCAAAAAAGAAAAAAGCGGCTACTAAGAACAAGGCGGTGAGTGTTGCTGCGAGAATTCGATCTCTAGTCATGATTTTCTTTCCCACGACCACATACGGAATCCGCGGTCGTGTGCTTCTTGTGGGTACCTATCGATTTGGTCGTGGCACCACCGGCAAGTGGTCAGATATTCGTTCGCATCACCTCCGATGATGTTGCCGCCCTGTGAGCGGGGGAGGATTTCGTGTACGTCAACAGAAACGTGCTGGCATTGCTGATCCCAGCGAACTTCACAAAGGGGCCGTTGATCTAATAGGTCTTGGACGAGGATTCGACGGGTTTTGTAAATCTTGGTCATCTTCTTTGATCGATGAGCAAGAGGTTTCCGGACAGGTCTCCATGGGTTTTTGGCCTGCAACGGTTTACCCCGTTTGAGCGTGGAATTCCATGGCCGCTGATTTGACGGGCATTCAGGGGAACATTCGTCTTCGGGGCCGACTCCACACCAATCGCATCCGGTCATCTTCGTCATGCTGCACCTATTTCGGTTCGTCCTCCGAAAGCAAGATGCCGACTTCCCATTCCCAAAGCCCTTCGAGTCTCTTCTTCAGAAGCGTCTTCGTAGAATCGGAAGAAATGGGCTCGGGTCGCTGACGGATTCGTCGTGCTGCAAAGTTCCCACCAGCCGATAGCAGTAACCGCCGCTTTGACCGCAGGGTGCGAGAACTCAGGGAGGGTCGACCGACCTCCATTGCTGATCGCATCGGAGACCTCTTGCCAAGCGTTCGAGGGGGTAGGAGGTAGGACTCCCGCTTGGAGGGCGATACGGCGGCGTATGGAGGCGACTGACGGCCAGCGGTCTTCCGTGGCGATGAGGTCTTGGATTGCCGATAGGGCTTGTTCATAAGTCACGTCCGAAAGCATTTGCCGGTAAACCGCAACGGTTTCCGGGGTGGCGGGCCATTGAGGGTGTGCTGCTGCGATGAGTGCCACAAGGCTTGCGGCCTGTTTTGCTTCCATCAGTCATCCACCATTTCGAGATAGGCGGCGACGGCAGCCATGCCTTTGGTGGCTCCGGGAGCGTTGGCCCGCTTGGCTTGCAATCGCATCCGGTCATACTGACGGCGAAGAGTGTCGGGGCTGAGAATGTTCGCTGCCCAAAAGGTGTCGTTCTGACACCAATCGATAGCCCGTGCAATCTTGTCGGGCTCCCGACCGTCAATGCGGATCATTCGATCAATCGCATCAATCCACTTCCGAGTGACCGTTGGACGTTTTGAGCCGTTGTCAGCAATTCGGTCGGCCAGTTGGTTTGCCAACATGACACAAGTCTGCTCATGGGGATCCTGAACCACGATTGACGGAGACGAAGTCGACGTCTGAGTTGTTTTTGTTTCAATTGGCTCTGTTTCCAAATGGCTTTGGTTATGTGGGACATCTGTGTCCCTACCGGTGGCGACACTGGTGTCCCTACCCCTAGCGACATCAGCGTCTCTAGGTGGCGACTTCTGTGTCCCTACCCCGGGATTTACAGTGAAGAGTCGATACAGGTTTGTGGTGGGATCTCCGGCAGCGTCTCGGCGGTGTTTGATAGCCAATGCTCCGAGCCCAAGGAGTTCTTTCAGGCTTCGATCGACGGTCTTCGTTGACACTCGCATCCGATTGGCAAGCGTGTGGCGGGAGGGCCATGCCCGGTTGTCGGCGTCGGCGTATCGGCGAAGGATTCCGTAAAGCCGAACGGCCTGAGCGGAAACGTCAGCGTCAAGAACCCATTCGGGAATGATGGCAAAGTAGTTGTCTGCATCTATCGAACGGGGGTTCGATTCAGGTATGCTCATCGCATATCTCCTTCGTGGTAGTTGGAGAAGTTGAGCCCGGGTTCTCGGTCCCGGGCTCTTCTCGTTATCGAACCTACTCGGACTGCTCAGGATCATCCACGATTTGAGCGCCGGGAAGTTGAGCAGCGATGGTTTCCCAGTAAGTAACAAACGCATCGGCGGCGTCGTAATCGTCGCTTGACAAGTCCACGGGCTTACCAAACTTCTTGACAAACAAGTCTTTGCACTTACGTCGGTTGGCTTCGGGGAGTGCTGTCATCCGATCAACAAGGCCGTTGACGAAACTGTCAGCCGATTTAGTTTTGGGCTTGGGTTCACCACGGTCTTCAACTCGGGCTCGAACCTCGTTGGCCGATGCAAGGGACCGATTGACTGCGATACCGGCAGCAGCAATGGCACGGCCAATGGCACTGGTCTCAGCGTTCATCATTTCCGAGTCCCGGGTGTACGGAGTTTTGCCGGGAAATGGCTCATAGGCCGTCGCCTGACATGGAATCGCATCGTCGGGAGATCGGTAGACCTTGGTTGTGACCTGAATAAACGTGCGGTTGTCAATGGTGACAATCACTGGCTCGGACGAAACGATCCGTCCGTCAGGGTTCTGCTCATAAAACATGGCGACCCGTTGGGGCACCGTGATGTAATCGGAAAGATCAAACGCCATCTCTCACTCCTTTGTGGTAGTTGCCAGCAAAGGTAGCAGAGTCAACAGACAGACACAACCATGGTTGTGTATTTATTTTGGTGTTGGAGCGTCCGAACCTGAAACCGGAACAATTCCTGCGGGAGAACTAATCGCATAAGAGGGAGCGCCGGGAATGCCGAGCAGCCAACCAGCCTTCGGAGACTTCGTTTCAAGCCAACGAACAATGCCGTAGTAAACGCCAGTGAAAAGCGCATCGGCGGCAGGCAAGATGAGAGCCTGATCTACAGAAACGCCACGGGTAGCGAGCCAAGCAACGAGCGAACCGACAAGCAGGGGGACAATGGTGCGGATGAGTGAACGGCCATAATCAGTCATGCTGATTCCTTCCAAAGTTTTTCGACCTTTGCGCTCAGGTCGTCGATCTTGTTTGTGTTTGCAATGGTCTGAGACTTAACAGTGTCAAGACGATCTGAGATGGATCTCCGGTCACCGTTCGTGGGCTCCAGTGCATCATGAATGGCTTTTATCTGTGCCTCGATGCTGTCGATGCGATCCTCATGAACGGGGACTTCGGAGATCCGTTCCGAAACTACGTCAATCGCATTGATGAGTCTACGGATACCCCGGTAAAGGGGTTTGACCAAAAAGTTGAGGATTGCCATTACAGCACCGATACCTGCCGCCAAAGCAACGAGTTCGGGGATGTACATTTTTTCAATGTTGTCGGGGAGCAGGTTTATGGCAAACATTGGTTGCAGGCTATTAGCGATTCAACTTAAAGTCATCAAACCTAAATCGCATTAGAACGGCTGCACGATAAGCGTTGTGTTCGAATATTGCCCTGTACCCGATGACATACGCGCAATGCAAGCAAACGTGTTAGCACCGGCAGGGAGTCCGGTAACCAATACCGGTCTGCCGACTGACGATGCGATAAGGATTAGTACTGATGGATCAGTAACGCTGACAAAACCCGACCCACGGTCAACGCCATTAACACGAAAACCGATTGAAGCAGTTGAGTTGGAGTTAAGTAATCCTAAGTCGCAAGATGCGGTTACAAGAGCGCGACCGGATGCGCCGATAGTTGCGGTGACACTCGGACCTGACGGCAACAAAGCATACGTCGTCGTCGTCACGTTTTGAGTCGGAGCGTAACTACCGATTACCGGGAACAACGTGTTGTTCACGTTGACCAGCGCATCCCCGGGAGCGGGAGTGCGAACGGCGAGACCGTATGTTCCGTCAGACAAAAGCCCGAACTGAGTTTTGATGACATTAGAAGCATCTTTGACAGTCAAAGTGCCATTAGTCACTGATGAGTCTTGCAATTTGGGGGCGGATTCAAGGATTTTGATTCGGCGTTCAAGATCGGCAACATACGTTCCGAGGTCTTCGGGCTTAGGTACATCAGGCATAAATAAACTCCGGTCCTAAAACTAACTTGACGTCTTCCTGACCCATATCGTCAACGGAAACGCTGTAACCAACGATTCGATAATAGGTATCAAGGCCATCAGGGAACCTTGGGCTTGTGTTCGGAGTAATGATGACTCGGCACGCATCCCCACAAATGTAAGCACCCAAACCCGGATCCAAATCAGCCCTGACAGTCAACTCAGGCAAAGTAACAGGCGTCGACGTGTACTGAACCCGAGCCGCAGCAATCAAATCAATCGTTTCTTGAACCGAAATGTCCCCGGCCGAATACACCTCTTCAAGCAACGGATAGCCGGGACCACCCGACGACAAAGGTTGAATTTGTGAAGAATCAACAGCAATGCCAATCAACTGAGAATCACCTTCGCCTTGTCCCTGAGCCCAAACACGGTTGTGAGTTCTTGTGCCATCAGAAGGCCAAGTGAAAGAAACGATATTTCGACCCAACTCAAAAACATGACCTGTTTCGTTGTAAGAACGGCCACGTCTCGGATAGTGCAGATTCAACACTTTCTGCAATGTGCCGGTTGAACTCCACGACGAATCGATTGCAAATTCGAAACCGTTTGAAACTCCAGCCAACTGTTCAATCGCATCAGCAACAGTCTTCAATTCGTTACGACTGTAAGTACGATCCCGATTGATGTCCGTGTAACCCAAAGCAAGGTTTTTGACAACGGAAACACCCACGTTCGCTGGCGACCAAAACTGGGCGAGGTACATGATGGAATCTGCAATGTCCATCTGCGGCGTCGACGAAAACGTGTAGGTGTAAGGCATCGTCAGTTTGCGAAAATATGACCAATCCTCACCACATTTAATAGAACGAGTCTGATCCGCATCGTTGTACGGAGATGCCCACACGATCCCTGACCAAACGACGACACCGTCACGTTCAATAACCAACTGACGTCGACATTCATCAACCGCATTATTCCAGTCAGCGGCCAACGCTCGATTAGCGACCGAGTTAGGTGGCGGTAAATACAACGTCCCTGAGGCTTCACCGGCACCCGACAGTGTCTTTGAGAAGGACAAACCCGTTAACGGAAGTTCGGCAATCCGAGTTCCCGTTAACAAATCCATGCTGACGCAACGATATTCGGCCACGGTTACGCCGGTGCGCCAGCGGGACCTACGTCAGTAACGGTAAGCGTTGCGCCAATTAGGACAAGCGCGGCCGACGATACTCCGACAAACTGTAAACGTTCCGTTACCGCCGACGCAGAACTTGTGTAATTATGGTGAACGGTAACCGAAGCCCTGTATCCGATAGGCAGATAAACGCCCATTTGTTTAACCGGGGTCCCTAATGTCGGGCCTACGCCTACGTTAAATTCACTAGCGGAAGCGCCGCTATTGAATACCGTTAGGTTTCCTTCAACGCGAATACGTCGGTTAGCGGGAACCGTGAAGCCCAACGTTGTTGCGTTTGTCCATGTTCCGGCGGTGCCGGGAACGTTGGCGCTTGTGACAACAGATTCGCCGACGTAACCCCACGGCATATTCCACGGGCGACGGTATTGCGAGCCGTTGAAAAAGTAGGGGCCCTCTTGGTCCGTGTTCAGGTTCAGGTAGTACGCTTGACCGTCAACCGGTGAAGGAATCGCAGTAGTAGCGAGCGCCGCCGTGTTGAACGTGGGGATTCGTCCCGATATGTCTGCAATCGGTCGAAGGTCCGTGATATCGGCTGTGTTGATCGCAGTATCGCCAGCGGCAACGGTGATACGAGCCAAAACCAACGCATTCGGGTTGGACGCTAATGATGGATCCACAGGACTAGCCGCTGGTGTGCCCGTAACAACAATTAGACGAGCATCATTTGAAGCACCTGAATAAGCGGCATCTCTGACAACAGCGATAACTAAGTCTCGGCGAGGGTTTGTGAGGTCAGCAGGCGAAATACCAAGATTGACAGTCGCATCGTTCCAAAGATGGTAAACGCCCTGATTTAAAGAGGCGGTGCCACGAATGAAACATCCGCCAGCAGCCACGTTCACAGTCATATTTGGTGTGCCGTTTTGAGTGACAGCAAGATCAGTGGCGGTAACAATGCCGTGAGCAGGGTTAGAGGCAGCAACGCCACCGGCAAACGAGGTCGGAGGCATACCGAGCATTCCGCCGAGCATGAGGCGGGTTTCCTCGGCCGGATGAGAACCAGCCTGAACAAATGTGGGGGTTGAACGAATAGCCATGGGAATCTCCTAGATCCAAGCAGAACGAAAGTTTACGGCCATTGTGCCAGTGCCGGAGGCCCCAGCCAATCGCATAGTGTTATCTCCGGGGGCGAGGTCAAACCATTGTGTGCCCTGTTGGATCCACGAATACCGGGAAGCGGTGCCACCGAGTAGGACCGTACGGTCCCGAGTCCCGACAACAAGGGTTTCTCCGGCAGCAAGAGTGCCGGTGAAATAAATGATTTGACCCGTGTTCACGTTTTCGATGCGAGGGTCAACAATAGGGCCAGTGATGGTCGCTTCCCAAGGAGAAGGGAATTCCCCTCCGTTAGTGCAAGTTGCTGTGCCACCCGTTGCAGCACCACCAAACGACAAATTGAAAGTCGCATTAAAAGACAAACCGCCCGAAGTGGTCGCCTGACTGAAATTCACGCTCTGCAACGTCGACGAATACAACCGAGGATCCGTGCAATGAAACTGCACTTCCGCCCGACCGACACCCTTGTAATAATCCATGCTGATCGGCAAAGACAGTTTCCTGACCCTAGCCCCAACTTCAATTTCACCACCCAAACCGACACCCGGAACTTGAATCGTCAACGGCAACTCGTCAACTTGACCGGCAACCAAAGCCTGAGAAAAAGCCTGCCAAGTCACATTCGACGGATGCTTAGAAGTAATCGTCACGGAAACATCAATGTCCCTGCCACCCAAATAATCGCTGCCCTGAAACTGTCCGTGAGTTCGAGCCCGGGCACGATCCGAAGTCCGAATCTCGGGAAGATCATGCAAACCCGTAATCGACTCAATGCCGTAAACCGTTGAAGCCCCAAACGTCAAACCGTTGTAAGCCATCTGCCAATCAATCATCGAGCCACCTTCAAACTCCACAAGATTTCTTTGCCAATGTCATACGGAGACGCATTCGTTTCCGAAACATAAACATTGACAACACCTTGACTGCCACTGACTTCGGGAACAGTTCCCCGCTCAATAGCCTTCAATTGCGCTCGGGAAACAACTAACTCACCGGCTTGCAGCATCGTAGGAACATTCTGCGACATCATTGAGCCCTGAACGAGACCGCCGGTATGTTCCCATTTTGGAATTGTTGGCATCTTGATATCAATGCCACCGAAATCAGTGCCCGGAATATCCGGAGTGCTAACGGTCAACTTCCCAACCGTGTTATTCCATATGTCGGCAATGTAATTAAAAGCCGTTTTGAACGGACCAACAATGACGTCAAAGACTGCACTAAACGCTGTTTGGATTCCATCTTTGATTGTGTTGAATACGTCCAACAAGGTACCAATCGCATCAGAGATCCAACCAAAGGTCGGACTGATGACGTTGCTCCAAACCCAACCGATAACAGTTCCGACAGCACCAAACACTGTGCTTACAACTGTTGAAATGAGATTGAACATTGGTACCAAAATGTTTCCGATGTACCACTGAATCGAGTCCCAAATTGGTTGAATGATGTTGTTCCAAGCGAAACTTATTACGTTGCAGATGACGTCCCAAACAATTTGAAAAGTTTCCCAAAGTGTGATCGACGCTGGGATCAAGTTGTTTTTGATCCAAGTATGGATGCCCTTAAAAATCGGAAACAAAATGCTGTTCCAAGCAAAGGTGGCGACAGCAGCAATGCCATTCCATACCGTTTGGAAATATCCCCAAAGAGAAATGAATATCGGAACAAGAGTTCCGGTGACAAAGCCAACAATCGCATCCCATGTGGGTTTGATGACGGTTTCCCAAGCCCAAATGGCTTTATCGGAGATCCAGCCCCAAATTTTGTCCCAGTTCGTCCACAGATATTTAACAATGCCGACGATTGCTACGATTCCGGATATTGGCCCGAGAAGAGTTGCGATAATCAAGGCGTAAGCCTTGTGATCCATAATCCAATTCCAAACTTTGTCCCAATTTGTCCACAACAAAAATATGACTACTCCGAGGAAAATGGCAGCAGCAACGAGGGCCCCGATGGGGTTGGCGATAATCGCAGCGTTCAGACCGGTAATCGCTCCAGTGATTCCTGTGATGGTTTCAATGACGAAGGTAACCGTCTCGAAACCAGCAAAAGCGCCCGTAAGACCGATAACGAGCGGTGTCAGGATCTCAATCGCATCTTTGTTTTCAAGAATTCCTGTAGTCCAATCAGCAAATGTCGTCAAAACAGGGACAAGTTTTTCAATTACAGGCACAAGGCCTTCACTTACAAGAATTAGCAAAGCGTCTGTCAAAATTGGGATAATTGCTTGCGCTAAATCAATAAGCGGTGGAAGCAGGGGAATCAGGGCCGCCAGCAATTCAACAAACGGCGGAGCCAATTGCACTAATGCTGGGGCAAGAGTCGTTGAAACCAAAACCCCCAATTGATCCATAATTGGCATTAACGCTTGGATCATGGATTGAATCACCGGCTGCATTGCGGTCATCAAGTCTTTGAATGCTTTACGGAGCGGTTCAGACTGGGTGGCAAGACCGAGCAGAATGCCGACCAAAGGATTGATTTTTGGAATTAAGGCACCAAGCGGACCAAAAGCAGCAGCAACATTGGTTGAAGCCATGGCAACAATCAAGCCAATCAAAGGCGCAAGAGTTGATTTCATAGAGTTCATTCCTTCAAGAACAGGTCCGATTTTGTCGGGAATCTTTTCTAAAAAAGAAATAAACATTTTCATTGCTTTGCTATTTGCCAGCACCGTGCCGAGTTTCTTCGCATACTCAGCCAATTTGTCCAAAGCGGAAGTTGCTGTATTAGCGGCACTAATAAAGGCGGGGCTAAGTGGTGTGAGGAACGCTGCACCAAGTCGAGCAACAGCAGCCCCAACGCCACCGACTGCACCCGACAATGTCTTTCTAAGACCAGCCATGGTGCCAGTAAATGCAACAGTCGCACCGTTGACACCGTCGGTTCCGTTGAGGATGCCGTCTGAAAGAATGTCCAAAGCCCGATTGGCCGGGATAAGCCCTTTTGAGATCATGTCTCGCATTTCGGCAGTAGTGACACCGAAAGAGTTGCCAAGAATGGCTAACGCATTGACGCCAACTTCTTGGAACGATTGAACGTCGTCGCCCATGATGCGGTTGGCGGCACTTACCTGTCCAAAGACCGTGGCAAGTCGACTTGCGTACTCGTTTGCCCTCTTGCCCTGCGTTGCTGAGGCTTCACCAATCGCAGTCAAATAGCGAGGGATTTTTTCAGCATCAACACCCATGCCAACCATCTGCTGAGCCGCAGAAGCAAACTGATCGAAGTTGAACGGGGTTCCACGCACAACGGCCAAAACCTCATCAAGCAATTTGGCGGCTTTGGCCGTATCGCCCAGTGCTACACCGATAGCAACAGTGGAGTCCTGAATAGTCGTCATGCGCTCCCAGCCTTTAAGTAAGGCGGGAACAGCAAGAACACCAACAGCAGCAGACATGGCTGTAGCAGCAGACATGGCTAACTGCTGAAACTTGGCCCCCATCTGCTGAAGATGGCCGGAAACTTTGTTATTTAAACCAGCAGCGGAATTAGCCGCTTGATTCATGCCGCTAGTGAAACCGGATGAATCCGCACGAAGTCTCGCGAGGACGTCAACAGTTGTTGTACTCATTGACTACCTCCTAGCGGCTTGCTCCTGCTCGTAGGCCCGAATTTTGTAAAGGCCCATCCATTCAGTGAGTTCAGCCGAACTGATCGGACGGTGAGACGGACTGCCATAAAGCAATTCATCAACCGTCCGAGTCAGTTTTTCGGCTAACTCAAAGGTGAATCGATACTCGCCATCGGCGAGGAATCTTTTCCCGCTTCATCAATCGATTCCGGCATCAGACCTGACAATCGCATACCAACCTCGGCTGCGCGTTGGATTGCTGAACCCGACTTCTCATTGAGAAGGTCACGATCTGCCAATGTGAAAATTCGTTCTTCCGTCTCAGGATCATGCGCCGTGAAAATCAGAACATCCGAAACAGCCTTGCCGATATCGACCTGACCGTCCTTGGTTGTTACTGCTTTCAACATTTGACCTCGTTCTGCACCTGTCATGGACTTCACCAAAATGGTGACATTCCATTCAGGAATTTCTACGAGTTCGGTTTTGATGTCGTTTGCGGCAATGATTTGATCGCGAATGGACACGGGGTCACTCCTGAGTTTGGGACACGAAGGTCACGTTAGAGAATCGCAGTTTACGCCCAAGTACCACGGGTCACGGGACCAGTGATCTGAAGGTCGACAGACAGGCTGACCACGTCACCAACCGGTGAAGAGGTCTGATATGAGGTCATAATGCCCTCGCCTGAAAACTTGATAGCGCCAGTGGCGGATCCAGCAGGGCCATATTCGAACGAAAGCGTTGCATCAGCGCCGAGGGCTGGGGCAAGGTAACCGTCAAGCGTGGCATCCCACATCAGAGTGATTGACATGGTTGAGTCGTTGAGACCAGTGATGTAAGTCTTTGCATCGCCAGTGGCGGCAAAGGTTGTGGTTTCAGCGGTTTCGATTGAGCGGGGCAGAGAGACCTCAGACGCATAGGTTGAGAGGTCACGAAGCGTTCCGGTGGAATCATCAAGTTTGATGACAGCACCCTTACCGTGGACAAATGGCATGATTCCCTCCCGGGATTAGAAGAGGCGGGCGAAGCCGCCGACAAACGTGAGCGAACCGGTTCCGGATGAGATGACCCATTGGAATCGGACGTAACGATTGATTGTGGTACCAGCAGGGATAACCAGTTGGTACGAGCCTGTGGTCGTGGAAGGAACTGTGAGTCCTGCCCCGAGAGCAGCAAACGTGGTGTTGTCTGCCGAGTGGTAGACGTACAGAACCGTGCTTGCAGACCTTGTGTTGGCCGTTACATGGAACTGATAAACAGCGCCAGTGGTGCTTGAAGCCGTCTGATCTTTGGAAGTCGCATTCCCCGAAGCCGAAGCCGACGTCGGGTCTAAACCAATTCCGAGTAGCACGCCAGCATCGGCTTGGAGATCCACCGAGGCAGAAACAACGTCGCCGACCGGTGAAGAAACCTGATAACTGGTAGGTCGACAAGCGGCAAATCGAACCGGATCATTGACTGCGGCGAGGCCCGTTACGGCATAAAGAACGTGAGTGTTGGTATCTGAGGAAAGAATTGCGGCAACCTGATCGTCAATCGCATCGGTGCCACCATCGAACATTCCACCCATGGAAACAGTGCCATCTCGAAGCCCAGCAATGTAGGACTTGGCATCGCCGGTATTGGCGA